TTCCCTGCTGTTGAAGCACCGCGCTGTCCTGTTGTACCTGATGGCAATACAAGTGCATCTGTGGCTGATGTGCCTACAACTCCAGAAACGGTAACACTTGTTGCTGTAGCAACACCTAAAACAGGGGTTACTAAAGTAGGTGTATTGTCATAGACTATCTTACCTGTCCCTGTAGCACCTGTGGAAGTTATACCTTCAAAAGTAGTATGCCCTGTTGCACTTAGTGTAGTAGCTGCTACAGACGACGGTGTTGTACCCCCAATGGAAGCGTTATTAATTGTGCCCCCAGTAATTACAGCTGTAGATAATTGCGCATTTATATTGGTAAAATTAGAGTCTAACTCAGTGTTAGTTAATGGAGACCCTTTGCCTGCGCGCGTTACTATAGTAGCCATGATTTACCCCTATTATGCAGCAGACAACGTAATTGTCCATGTAATAACCATTGTATCAGCAGCAGCTTTATTTACTACTGCAAATACTGTACGGCATAACATATCCCCAGCAGTAGACGCATTAAATACACCGGCTTCTGTAATTGCCCCAGTACCTTCACCTGCAGAAAACGTTGTAATATAAACTACTTTTTCGTTATTACTTCCTGCAATTGTAGCACTATCGAGTATTTTCCGACTCCCTAGAATACTACCTAAATCAGTATTACCTGCTGCTGCCGCTGATGCCCCAGACCCAACACCCATATAGCTCATTACACCTTTAGTAGTTCCAACCATGCGACTAATAATAAATGCTAGTCCAGTATTTACTACTAAATTATTTACAGTTTTATCTTCTTTAATATTTCCATTACTATCAGTTACTACAATGTGAAGATTACCTGCAAGTTTTAATTGTTCATTCGTGTTCATGTACTACTCCTTAAGAAAAAACTCGCGAATCGCCTACGTAATCTTCCGCGAAATAACTAAAATCTACGTATCCCTGACTATATAAACTACCAGTACTACCGGCTCCTACTGTATCAGATAACCCTGATGTAACAGATAGTAGTACAGTATCAATTAGAGCCGCTGCATTAGCAAGTACTTGCTGTACTCCTATACTAGAAGTATCAGATACTATATAGTTATCGGTTTTTAATACACTTATATCCTTACTAATTAATTCTTGCACACTAGGAACTTCTACATAATTAGCTCCTATACTAGATACTACAGTTTCACTAATACTTGTGGTGTCATTTATACCTTTATTAGGTACTATGTTTACAGAATCATTAATATTACTAGTATCTGTTATACTTCTATTAAACGTAAGTACTAATGTAGACGATATAGTAGTAGGAAGTTCTACTAATACTTTTAGCATTTCCCAAACTAGTTGTTTGCCTTCAGTATAAGTTTGGCTACTTGGCGCTCCTGTTATATAGTCCTCAGCAAAATATGCTTCCCCGTCACTAAATCCTGCACTATCACCTATAACTTTAGTAGGTACTATTGCTGGACTATCTTGTATATCTATATTATCTGTAATATCTTTTGTAAAATACTTTGCTATTTGTTCTTGAATAGATACTATATCTATAGCTAATACAGTTTTTACAAAATTACCTAGTGCTATTGCTACTTTTAATGCTGCTACTTTTACTGACAGTTTTGATGCTGCTGCACTAACAGCCAGTTTTTTAGACATAACCCCAAGCGCAAGTTTAACTCCAAGCGCAAAAACATTAAGTTTCACGCAAACTCCTCACGAAGTTCAAATTGCAAAATATTATATATTGTTTCCCTAGTACCTCCACTAAGAACTACTTCTAATTCCCCTTCATATTCCCCAGCATCTTGGTCTAAATCTCCTACTAACCACGCTACTACTGCTACCCCATTAACAGCGTCGGTAATAGTAGCTACCCTACTAAATATTAACGTAGTAGAATTAGCTGCCCTAAAATGTAATGTAACTGTAGCAGACGTAAGATTAACTGGTAAATTTGTTAACGTATCAGTAATAGTACACCGTAATTGCGGTGCTGTATCATTGCGTACAAGTTTTATGGCAGACATTTATAATCCTTCAAGAAAATGATTGCATACGTACAGATACAACACCTCTAGCATTACCTAGATTAGCTCGGGCTCTACGTTCTGTAAGTTGTGAAAGATATTGTTTAGCATGGTATGCCGCTAGCTCTCTATCAGACCAATTTGTATTAGGTAATACTAAAAGTTGCTGCAGCGCTCCGTGCATAATTACATCTTCTAAATCGTCAAATATAGTCTCGTCCATACCAGATGAATCTCTAGTTGGTTTAAGCGCATAAAACATACGCATAGTATATGTATACTGTGCATCTGGTAATGGGAGTACTGCAAATTGATTAGGGGTTATTTGTGTTATAGACTGAGGAGTGCTTCCATACTGTTCAATATCTGCAGACGTAGTATATTTATCTGCCCATGCTGGGTACATTTCTAGAGCTTTATCTAAAGTTAGTATATCTAATGGACTATCATTTAATAATGCCGTAAACACTGCATGTACATCTGTATCCGCTGGTCTATTATAATTATATGTATATGTTCCCGGAATTAAATTAAATTTAGGTTGCTGATATCTCCATGCTAGAGTTTTTTCGCATACATTTATAGCAGTATTTCTAATGTACTGAATTACTGTTTGTTGCGGACATCCCGGAACGCTAGGTTGTAGGCGTGTTGCAAGTGTAGAAAAATCACGTGTGAACATTAGATTACCTGTTTCGGCTCAAGTCCGCCTTGTTCTGTATCTGTAATAACTCTAGCTTGAAGTCCTACATCTAGATTTCGCATAAATGATTCTTGGTACATTTTAGCCCGACCTGAATTTACATGTTCATTATCTACTGATTCTGCCAAATATATTGTTCCATCAACTATAGCAGGAAGATAGGCATCAGGTAAATCTATCGTGTCGCTTAATATATAATTTGCCGGTATTTGAACATATTCTCCTACGAGAACTACCCCTGAAGATGGTCGAGGGTACACAAAAAACTTATTCGGATTTCGTACATGCCGCATAAAATTAACTGGAAATCCTGACGGTTCATTAACCCACCCCGGATATGTTTGGTCTAGTGTATCTCTAGATACTTCAGTTACAGCATCACCATTTTTTACTTGGAATATTTCTACTAGTCTTAGGGAATCTGTTGGAGTTGACTGTAATACTACATTAGCTGTTGTAGATATATCTGCAACTACAGAAAATAAATCAGGACGAATTACTACCATGCGTTTAATAATTTGGTTTATAAACCCTAGTAATACTATATCAGAATACCTATATGTAACTCTAGTATCCTGAATAAGCTGCCTAACTTCTGTAATTACATCACTAGGTGTCATTTAGGAAATCCTCTAGCGGCTTCTTCTGCTAATTCTGGTGGTGTATATGGTAATTGCTCTGGTATGTTTTCAGTAGACAAATCTAATACAGCTTTTCGTTTTTGTTGCCCAATGCGTACAGCTGCAATTGCATCCGTTTTTACAAACCGTTCTGGATACGCAATTTCCTCTGTAATTACTTCACAATCTATATTCTTGGCAAGTATTTCATTATAGTCGTATATAAACCCGTCTTTCCTTACTCTAATATACATAGTACTCATTTTATATAATCCTTTTATGCAATTCTTTGTACTACAATAATAGACGATGGGACTTCAGGTACAGCTGGAGGGCCTACTATAGCTGCAGTATAGTTAATTGTGACGGCAACATTAGTTGGTTTCCATAGTATTCTAATATATTGTCCCGCAGTAACTACAACATACAACACAAGCTGAAAAAACCCATTTCCGCCGTCTCCAACTTTTGGTACTGTTACAGATGTAGCAGACCTATCTATATTTACATCATTAAGAGTGACCCAAATAGTTACATCATAATCTGCTACCCCTGAATTACTAAGTTGTAAGCTAGGAGCAATCATATATGTTCCTGCAGCAGCAAATGTAATACGTGTTAACGACGCACCATCTGTTACCATAGTTACTCCAGTACCAGTGACGTCAGTGGTACCAAATTTTACAGCAGTAGCTGCTGATGTACTTCCAGTTTGGTCAGTAATATCTGAAAATGCAGCATGCGCTAGTCCAGTAATTGTATTAAACGGTACAGTTCCTGCAGTAATAGCTACTTTAGATATATTTACAGACCCAGTCCCATTGGGGGTTAGTGCTAGATTTCCATTGGTATCTAGTGTACTAATAGTATTACCATCAAATTCAA